CACGGTGCGGTTCTCGCACGTCGTCTGACGGTCGTAACGGGGAGGGGCTTCGGCTCCTCCCCACAACCCCCTTCCTGAGGAGTGATACATGGGCAACTTCTTTGCCCCTACCGCTGGCCGGTTCGGAGTTCTGCCGAATCTGGTCACGGGCCGGTGTGCGGCGAACATCGCCAATAGCACGACCACGACCTACAACTTCGGTGGGCATCCGGCAACCTGTCTGGTTAGCCGGGCGATGGTGTCGGCGGGGACGGTCCCGACTTCCGCGTCTGCGGTGACGGGCGTTCTGCAGAAGTACGACGCGACGGCAAACGCCGCCGTGGCGCTGACGGCAGCGGTCGATCTGCTGACCCTGACGGCGCATGAGGGGACGGCGGTCTCGCTCCTCTCGTCGCTGACCGACGCGCAGAAGACCCTGCGTCCGGGCGATACGCTCCGGTTTGTCATCACGGCAGCCGGGACGATCACCGCGCAGGCGGTGGATCTGATGGTGAACACCGAAGTGCTGGTGCAGAACTGATGGCGTCCCCGGTGGTGCTGAACCATCGGGGCACTCCGGAGCCGTCGTCCGAGATCCAGCGGCGGCTCCGGCAGGTGCATCCTCGACTGTCCCTGCGCTATGTGGACGCCTTCGACGCGCATTGGGCCATCTGCCTGCACTGGGCGGAATCGGACGCCCGGTGGGCAATGGTGCAGTCAAACGAGGTGGACCCGATGCGGAGCGTGGACATCATTGGCTACCTGCCGATGGCCTGCTCCGTCGATGAGGCCGCACCCTATCTGGAGAAGTCGCTCCGGGAATATCCGGCGGACGAGGTGCGGAATCTGGTTCGGTCCATTGGGCAGTACAACACGATCCAGCCGATGCAGGAGGCCATGCAGGAGGCCATTGCCGAGGTGCTGGACAATCCCAACCCGGCGTCCCAGCCCAAGCGGCGGGGCCGTCCCCCCAAAGTCCGGGAGTAGGTACTGATGGCGACCGTGACCCGAGCCCAACTGGTAGCCTTGACGCGGGAGTTCATGGACGCGGTCGGGTCTGACCGCTGGTCGGACAGTACGATCAAGACCGTCCTGAATGGGGTCTACGATGAGGAATGGTCCAACATCCTCAACGCGGCGCCGTACTACACCTTCCAGCAACTGACGCTGACCACGGACGCCAACGGGCAGATCCCGTTTGCCAGCCTGTCTACCGGGTCGGGCGACAGTCAAAAGAACTATTATCGGATTCTGTCCGTGTCGGACGGCAACGTGCTGTACGATCAGACGGACTTCCAGTACGTCCCGTTGGCAACCACGACGAACTATCTGCCAACGTACCCTCGCCTCTACTATCTGATCGGGACGAACGTGCAGATCCTCCCGGTTGGCAGCGGGACGACTATCTACTGTGCGGTGAACTACAAGCCGACCGCGCTGATCGACTTGGCCACCGATGCGTCCATCATCGACTTCCCCGGCAATAGCGAGACGATCCTCGCGTTGGGCGCTTCGTACAAGCTCCTGCTGAAGGGCGGGGCGGAAGTGGCCGCCGCCCGGAACTACCGGGATCTGGCCAATGATGAGCGCCAGACGATGCTGGACGACCTGCGCCGCCGCACGATCAACCCGACGCGGATGGCCTACCCGGACCAGAAGTACGACTGGAGTGGCGGCTGATGGCGGCAGAACCCGGCGGGACGCGCCTGATGGATCAGCAGCCGCTGATGAGCGGTGGGCTGAATACCATCTCGGACGACATTGCGCTCACCCCCAGCCAGCTCCGCAGGGCGACCAACGGACGCCTGACGGACTACGGGGCGCTCACCAAGCGGGGCGGCACGCAGCGCACCTCCAGCAGTGCGTTGGCAGCCGCGTCTGTGCTGAACGGGTACACCTGGCGCAAGGATGGCGGCACCCAGCAGCTCATGGCGATCTGCAACGGGGCGCTCTACACCGGCACGTTCGGCGCCTTCCCGATCACCTACACCGCGCAGGCCGGAGCATTGGCCACGACCGGCGCTCCCGCCTTCGCTCAGTTCCGGGACGGGACGAACGATGTGGTCTACATCGCGGATGGCGGAGCCCTCAATCGGTGGGATGGGACGACCCTGACGGTGAATATCGTTGGCACGGTGGCAACCAATATGGTGACCGTTCACAACGAGCGTCTGTGGGGGTGCGGCAATAGCAGCTTCCCCGATTCGATCTTCTACTCGGCGCTGAACAACGGCGACAGTCTGGGCAACGGCGCCGCTGGCGGCGGACAGATCGTCGTCCGGACCTTTGCGGACGAGACGGTGGTCAGTCTGGCCAGCGTCAATACGTCGCTCCTGATCTTCCATCGGCGCGGTATTTCCCGGTTGACGGGCTACGGACAGGACGACATCACCGTCGCACCGGCGGGTGTCACCTCGGACGTGGGGCTCATCGCGCCCAAGTCGGTCGCCGGGATTGGCAACTTGGCGTTCTTCATCTCCGAGCGCGGACTGTATCGGTGCAACGAGGCAGAGGTCGCGGCGGTCGGGACGGCAGAAACCCCGGACCCGCTCCTCCCGATCATTCGCGGGTTGTCGTCCAGTCAGTTTGAGGCGATCCGGACGGTGTTCAACCGGGCGACCCGGGAGCTGTGGATCAGTATCCCCGGCAGCGGCTGCTACGCTTATCACACCGTGCTGAACGCCTGGGCGGGTCCGTGGGATACCGGCTATGTCTCGCCCGAGACGACGGCGCTGTGGGAGACGCTGAATACGGCGGGGTTGCCAGTCATTCTGCGCGGGGATGCCAGTGGGTGGATCTCGCTCTGCGATGCGCCGGGCGTTGGACTGGACAATGTTACGGCGGCTGGGACGGGTGGCACGGCGTACACCCTGACGGCCCAGATGCACCGGATGTATTGCGGGGACGATGCGTTGGCCAAGTCCCTGCGCTGGGGATACGTCACGGCCAACCTGAAAGGGTCGTCTTCTTGCGATGTGCGCTGGAGTACGGACACGACCACGGGGTCATTCTCTCTCCCACCGGCAACGTATGGCGTGTGGGGCACTGGGACGTGGGGGACCGGGACGTGGTCTGCCGGGTCCAGCAAGAGCTTCCGGATTCCGATGGGCGGGACGGGCTATTACGTCGATGTCGAAATCGTTGACGACAGTTCGTCCTTGCCGGTGATTAGTCGCGTACAAGTAGAAACCTTCTCACTCGGACGGCGCTAATGGCGACGACGGTTGGACAACATTCGGTTGCATCGTTTACCAGCCCGATCAACAACGATCCGCTCAACGCGGACGTAGTGCGCGGGAACGACAATACCCTGCGCTCGGCGTATGTCGATCACGACGCTGACACGGGAATCCACCTGCAGTCCTCCACGCTGGCGTCTCGTCCCGCTGCCGGAACGGCTGGGCGCAAGTGGATGACGACGGACACGGGCAGTATCAAAGTCTGGTACGACAACGGTTCGACGTGGGAGGAAATCTCTTACGTCGCGCCAACAACCAGCACCTTGACCGTGACGGGGGACACCCGGCTGGCAACGACCAGCGGAAACGTCGGGGTTGGCACGGCCTCGCCAGCGGCATCGGCCAAGATGCATACCGTGGTGGCGGACGGCACCTACAGCGTGGCTGCCTCCGGGACGACCAAAGGCATCCGCCTGGAGCATAATGCGACGGACGCACGGGTCGTTGGCGTAGACAACACACTGGTTGGGTCGTATCAACCGCTGGGGCTAGACGGGTCTAAGCTGAACGTCTACACGGGCAACACGCAGCGATGGGAGGTGCAGGCGTCTGGTCACATTGTGCCAGCCGCAACCAACACCTATGACCTGGGCACTGCCGGGACGACCGTTCGCAACGGGTACTTTGCCAATGTCAGCGGCAATGGCTCTGGGCTGACAGCACTGAACGCATCTAATCTGGCATCCGGCACAATCCCAGATGCCCGATTCCCGGCCACGCTTCCAGCAGCGGTGACGGCGTCGAGCCTTACCAGCGTAGGATCGCTGACGGCGCTGACGGTTGCCGGGACAACGACCTTGCAGCAGGCGCTGGAGAAGGTGACGGTCAGCGCCACGGCGGCAACCGGCACGATCAACTACGACGCGCTGACACAAGCGGTGCTGTACTACACGACCAACGCCACGGCCAACTGGACGGTCAACTTTCGAGGGAACGCCGGAACAGCCTTGAGCAGCGTAATGGCCAACGGGCAGGCGCTGACGGTGGTCTTTCTGGTGACCACTGGCGCTACGCCGTATTACGCCTCGGCGCATCAGGTAGACGGCAGCAGCATTACGCCCAAGTGGCTGAACAACGCCGCCGTGGCGGCAGGAAACGCCAATAGCATTGAGGCGTACACTTACACGATTATCAAGACTGCTGCCGGGTTTACCCTGTTGGCGGCACGGAGCCAGTTCGCGTGAGTCCACTTCTCGGCACACGGGCGGCTGCCTCGGTGCGCGGGTATGGCGCCGGGGCGTTCGGCGGTCAGGTTATTTGGACGACGCCCGGGACCTTCTCATGGGTTGTCCCGAGCGGAATCACCACGGTTGCGGCTGTGGCGGTTGGTGCCGGAGAAGGTGCAACGACACAGTCTTCATCCCTTACTGGTGGCGGCGATGGCGGGTCGTTGTCGTACAACAATGCCATTAGCGTCACGCCCGGTGAAACCCTGACCGTTACCGTGGGAACCGGAGGCTCCGGTGGAACGGCAAGCGGCACCCCGGGAACTTCCGGGACATCTTCCTCCATTGCGCGTGGCGCAACGATTCTGTTGCGTGGCAAGGGCGGTGGGTCGGCAGATAGCAATGTGGGCTCTGTGTCATACACTGGCGGCGCAGGAAGTGCTGGCGGTGGCGGTGCTGGTGGCTACTCTGGCGCTGGCGGCGCTGGGGCTGTCACAGTCGGCGGTGCTGGCACCAACGGAACGGCTGGCACGGGCGGGAGCGGTGGCGGTGGCGGCAGTGGCGCCGCCGAACCGGATTCTCCAAACCCGGGCGATGTTTCTTGGTATGCATCAGGTGGCGGCGGCGGAGTTGGACTGCGCGGCACGGGAGCGAACGGCGCGGCTGGAACGGCTGGCGGCATTAGCCTCGCTGGCGGCGGCGGTGGTGGGGGGTCCAGCGGAGCGAACGGAGGGGCTGGGGTGCTAAGTCCCGGAACCGGCGGTGCCGGCGGGCTGTGTGGCGGCGGCGGCGGGATTGGCCTCTGGTACGTTGGCAGTCTGCCAACTGTTGAGGTTGACGGCGGAGCCGGTGGCAACGGGGGCGTCCGGATTATCTGGGGGCCGGGTCGTTCCTTCCCGTCCAACGCCAACGATATTTAGCTCATGGCGTCCGTCGCGTCCCATCAGGTCAAGGCGTTTGTCAGTCCGTTCCCCGGCCCCGCGCCGGTGAGCGCGAACGACGTGCGCGGGAATGACAACATCCTGCGCGAGCGGTTCAACGCGCATGACGCCGACTCGTCAATCCATGTCCAGTCCGGGACGCTGGCCAGCCGACCGGCGACGGCTACGGCAGGCACGGTCTGGATTGGGACGGACACGGGGGTCGTCTATTTCTATACCGGCGCGGCGTGGGTGGAGGCGTGGATCTTCCGGCAGTTTGGCGCATGGCAAGACACGACCAACCAAACAGCGGCAGCGATCAATACGGGATACGCCATCACGTTCAACACGACAGACGTGACCGATGGCATTACGCTGGTGAGTAACTCCCGGATTACGGTCCCCTCGACCGGCATATACAACCTGCAGTTCAGCGCCCAGTTCGTGAATACGGACTCGTCGATTCAAGACATCGACGTTTGGGTCAAGAAGAACGGGACCAATATCGCCGGGACGGACGGGCAGGTGTCCGTGCCAAACCGTCACGGGTCGGTTGATGGCCATGCGCTGCCCGCATGGAACTAC